ACTGGTCTGAATCTCGTTGTAGGCCGATCCTTGGACACCGGCCTTCTTCTTCTTGGTGCAGCCTGGATAGAGTTCTGTGTCTTGTTGGTCTAAGAGCTTCGACGTATCGACTTCATAGGCCCCGTTCATAATGAAATTCAGCTTGTCCACCGTCATGGAGAGAAGGTTGCAACGGAACTTCCACATCTTCAGCATGCCCTCGATCAGCGAGTACCCATGGAAGTTGCGGAGGTGGGGCAGTGCAGAAAATTGATAGATCGGCCAGCGAATCCTGGCAAACTTAGTGGGCACTGGGCGCTTAATGACTGTTCGGTTCGCCACAGTAAATCTGACGTTCGGATAGACGAGCTCCCCGTTATGATCGAGGACCCCGCCCCAGAACTCGCGCACGAAGACTTGGGGGTTGAAGCGGTGCGAGTAGTCGACCAATCCACGCTTCCGCTGGTCGCTCCGTCGGTCCCATGAGCCCTCATCGCCTTTATCCCGTAAGCTCCCGCGGACGTTCTCGTAAAAGCCCTTCTTCTCGCCTTCCAACAGCACGTGATAGGGCACATAGTCTTGATGAATGCAGAAGAGGCCGGATTGCGCATCCCGAGACATCGCCTCCGGGTCACGCCGAATCTGCCACGGCATCAGCCTGGCCCACCGCAACCCCTCGATTCCTTGCGCGTCCTTACTCCAAATGCCTTTCATGGCCAGGCTCGTGCCGATCGCAAAGGCCATTTCGGTCATATCCGGAAAGGAATGGGTCGCTTTCGTGCGGCTCATCCACCAGCGCAAGGAGTCTTGCCAGAAGTCAGCCTTGGCCATGGCGTACGGATTGTCTTTCTGTTCCGTGGTGGCATTGATCCATTCCGGTTGATCGACAATCGCTTTACGAACCAGCATCTTGGCCTGAATGACCGTCTGAAACGGTTCATTCGTGGTCATCTTGGCTTGCCAGTCCTCTTTCTGATTGAGTTCCGGCATCTCCCCTTCGTGGGCATTCCAGAGCATTTCGTCGAGCTTCATCCGCTTGTCTTCGGTGCGCTCGCAGTGCTTCACGGATTCTTCGAGGTATTCGACCAAGTGGCCGTCGGACAGTTCATCGGTCTGCTCATCAAAGAGCTGATCGATTTCCTCATCTGGCAGATCGCGCAGTTCTTCGATCTGGGCCATCAGTTCCGCGTCGGTAATCCCGAAGCTCATGACCGATACAAGCCTCCCGCAAAATCCCGATCGAGCTGATCGGCCTGCATGGATTGGCCCAACTTGCCTAAGTCAATGTCACTGATACAGCCGGTCACGGGTGGGTCACCGGCTTGAGTCGCGTAATGGACCTTGCTGCAGTTCCGGCACTTCAAGACTTCTCGCTTCTCACCGATGGAGCGGACTTCCAGGAACCCCTGGATCCAGACATGGCGGTTGAGTTCTCGCCTGATATTGGCCATTAGCGTTCACACTCCATCGGATCAGGGGGCCACCAAGACGGCTTGGCTTTCGGTGTCTCCTCGCACGTCGCAACGGGACAGGCCTGCACATCGCCAGTGACTTCGATGACCTCTTGCAGGCACGGTACTGGTTCAGGAAGGGTGGCAGGAGGTGCCGATAGGACCTCGGTCAACGGCTCCTGCTGTAAGGGCTTGACTGCTCTCTTGGCTGGCTTCCGCGTGGGTTTCGCCACCACTGGAGCCTTGATTGCTTTTTTTACCGGAGCTTTGGCCTGGCGCTTGGCAACCATCTTGACCGGCTGCTTTGCTGCTTTCTTTGGTGCTGGTTTCTTCTTCGTGGCCATCGAGCAACCCCGTAAACGCAGAAACGGCCTGCCAGTCCCCCGAAGGAGACCAACAGGCCGTTCCAAGAACAATACGTCTGGATTAGGCTAACTTAATATTTCGGCTTCTTACCTGATTTCCTTTTCATCGGTCCTCGTATTCCATGTATTTCTTGACTTTCAATGCGTTCACCGTTCCACCTGTAGCATAACTAATTTCAAACGTCAACGTATATTTCCCTGGCCTGGAGCATTTCGGGATCAACGCCAGTTCACTCTCAATCGTTTTGATGTTGGCGGTAGAGAGAATGGTAGTCATAGGCTTTAGCGTCTAACTGGCGGAAAGCGGTTATCAGCCACCCAGGCCACGTTACCTTTGTGCATCAAGGTGGTGGTCAACCTCCGGCTCGCATCGGCCGTGAACAGGGCCATCGTCCAGGTGCCATCGTTGCCCGGCTGATAGACATACAGCGTCCCGTTTGGGGCCACCATCGGAATATACTCATCTGTGGCGTACTCTAGTGGCATCGCCTGGTTCACAAACCCAAGAGCCGGCCCACGGTATCGCCACCGCCTAGCCACTAGCTTGTTCGGTGACAGGACAACAGGGTTATCGTACGCTTCGGGGTCATAAGAAAACGGGTTAAACGAGGTCGTCGTCGCCCCTGCATTGGTCACAGCAAAGTAGACGTACGGTCGATCCGGCAAGTCGGACATCACGCGCATAGCCATAGGGACCTCACTCCTTAACGGTCAGACCTCGATAAACCGCACCTTTTCAATCACGCCATACTCGCCTGTGAGCTTGTAGAAAGTTCCACAGACGCGACATTGCCTATTGAGCGCATGGCCGCATGCCATCCATGGCCGCTTGCGGAAACACGGGATCTTACCGCCACGCCCTTTCAACCGCCATTTGCCTTGACCGGGTTTAGCCTTCATGTGCGAGTACTCCTTCTCTATGCACCCATTCACACCGATACACATGCCCACGCTTCTTATACGCTCGAATCTCTCGCGGGGCTAGTCCGACAATCACCATCGTGAGGTCTTGCCCACAGGCTGCAAGGGCGTCCATGAGCTGACAGTCCTTCACTGATGGCCGTGCGCCCTTTGTCGGATGGGAATGCACCACGGCCCAGGGCTTGCCGTCCATCAGCATGCAGGCTCGCACGTAATCAATCGGATCAATCAGGAATTCATGCTCAGGGTCTTGCGCCATATTCACGACTGAATACCATTGCGACTCGGGAAACAACAGGCCACACATCTCTCGTGGTGCCGCAATGGCAGCTGTCCCGAAGAGCTGGCCAATAATGGATTGGCTAATCATGCAATCGTGTAACTCCTGGCGCGTCGTTTCCCATCGAACATCGTCTCCCCCGGCAACTCCACCGGCTGACACTCATGCTCCGGGTCAATCCCCTTGCCGATCACCACCCCACAGGCCGGACAGATCGACCAGCCCCCTTGCGGACTCAAGGGCTCAAGGGCGAGGCGGATGGCCTGCTCAAGGTCTGCGCTCATCGCTCAAAAATACCAGTTCGTCAGACGGACCGGCCATCCCACATGAACCTTCCGCATGCTTGCCATCTTCCCATCGCCACGCCATACACTGCGAACCAATGCACGGATCATCCACTTCTTTATTCCGGCTCATAGGACAGGTCTTCATTCTAGCTTCACCCTCAGTGACTAGCATGAGGCCCTCCTTGCTCAACCAATATATCAACGAGCTGGTCTGGCTCATTACGTGGGCTGTCAAACGTGAGCTCCACCGCATCGTCAACCATCTTCACTCCTCGAAGGACGCAGCCATCAGGAATGCCTCGCGTCACGAGACTCGCCCTTTCTGTATGCCCTTCCGTCAGGAGGCTCTCAATCAGACGCGCATGAATGTAGGCCTGAATCATGATCCACCACCTTCATTCTTCGGCTTCGCTCCAAACTGCACCCGTTCCGCGACAATCTCATGCTTGCTACGCTTCGATCCGTCTTCTGCTTCCCATCGCTGTTGCTGCAACCGACCTTCCACCAAGACCTGTTGCCCCTTCACAAGGTATTGGGCGCAATGTTCCGCCGTCTTTCCGAAGGCTACCACATCGATAAAACAGACCTCCTCTTTGACGTCATCCCCTTGATTGAACCGCCGATTGATCGCCAGGCCCATTGAGGCAATGGCTGTACCGCTTGGCGTATAGCGTAACTCTGGGTTGCGCGTCAGGTTGCCGATGGCGTGGAGTGAGTTCAGGTTCATGACTTCCCCTCCGGCCCTCTCCACGGCGGAACGACCAAACCGGGAGGCGGCGCCACGATCGAGGATTTCGGCTTGACGTTCTCTTGCATGTGCAGAATAGCCCGTTGTGAGGCGAAGTCGAGGCCAATCGTGGCCATCCGCAGCATCAGGTTTGGCGCATGGAGTGGCGCGTTAGTGTAGTGCTTCCCCTCTCGATCCATCGCCACGATCATGTAGGCTCCCAGTTCAAACCCGGGCGGACACACAAAGGCCAAGGGAATCTGTTGCATGGCCGTTTCTGGTGGTCCTGCTTCATCGGTCTTGATCTTGTCGGTGTCTTGAATCATTCGCTCTCCTTGGTCCTCCTGGACCCGGTTGAGGTAGGTTTGAAAGTCGCGTTTCTTCTGTTTGGTGCTGAGGCGGATCTTGAACATCGTCACCCCACATACACGGACGTGAGTTGCGTGTGCGTCGATTCATTCCCGGCCACATCATAGGCCGATACGGTAATCTCAAAGACCACCTTTGCTGGGACGTTCAGCGCCAGCATCAAGGATGTAGCTTTACCTGAGACGGTTACGATCCCAGCCGTTTTCTTGCCTTGCCTCCCCCACCGCACCTTATACCCCGCTACGTCCCTGCTGTCCGAAGGGTTCCATTTTAACGGAATCGTGAGGATCATAGGGCTCCTTTCAATAATCCGATGGACTCGTCCGCTCTCTGATATTTACTTCACACCGATGAATCAGGCTCAAGGCCAACCCTTGAATGATCCGCTCTTGGCCCCGCATGGAGAAGTTTTCCATGAGATCATCCTCAGCGGCGTCGCGTTGGGCAATGAAAGCCGAGGAATCATACCGCTTATGGAGTTCATTAAGCAGATCGTTGGTGGAGACAAACTCCAGATTGACCTGGATCATAGGCGTCTCATCGTTATCGCACGGCATAACTACTCGCCCTTTTCATGGCCTTATTCCGATCCGTCTTCACCGGAGGAGGCGGCGTGTGCATGTACAATCTCGCAAGTCCATGCCCCAAGGCTTCCCCGACTGAGGTTAAGGGATGGAACTTCCTCGCCTCCGTCTTCGACACTTGCCCCGATTGATCCTGCCGGTAGGCATATCCCCCGTTGAGCGCGAGATGAATCCATGGCTCTTTCTCTCCAGGGGTTGGCGCTGGATTCACTTTCAGTCTCCCTGTCTGCCGCAGTATACCCTTGATCGCATTCAACCGGGTGAAGAAATCGCGCTCTCCTGGCTCCGGTGAGCCTTGCAACAGCCGCACTATCACTTGATCCATGTGGTGCTCGGTCGGATCGCTCAGCTTACTCAAGGGCGGATGATTCGTAATGTCCCGCCAATCAGTACAGCCACGGTAGTCAGCCGCCAGTGTCGGTATCACCTTGGCCTGGATCAAGTCCTCGATGCCGCTGTTCTGGTCCCCCAACAGGCAATCCAACAGCACAATCCCCTCTTTCGAGAGGATCTGCCCAATGATGCAGCACGGGAACATCCCTTGAAACCAAAAGCGGAACGAGCGAATCCCTTGGACCGGCTCCATGGCGGACTGAGCCAGGTGATACTGCGGGTGATACTCCGGGGTAATCGCAAGGCCTGGGTCTTCCGTCTTGTAGAGTTTGTCCATGGCTTGGCTCCAGGTGTCCACTTGATCGTCATACTCGGCATTCGGGAAGGTCGCGCACTCATGAATGAACTGCTCCACCCAGGGCGCGATGGATGGATGAGGCAGAAAGATATTCCCATCCCTGACAAGGTGGGCATAGGCGGAGGCTCGCGCTTGCTTATCCCCTTTGACAGGGTGGGCGCTCATGCCCGGAATCTCACTCTTCAAGACTGACAAGATCGCCGGACCGTTCGCCTTGTCTTCAATGATCTTCTCGCCGGCTTCCTTGTGCGTCCGGTTGAACGAGCGCACGGCATCCAGGGTCGCGGTAAAGTCCATTTGCGCCCTGACTTGATCCTTCAAGAATGAGTTTGGCCCCTTCCGCCCCCACTGCTCACCGACCACAAAGCTACTCGCCGCTAAGTCTTTGAAGGCCATATCCCAACTCTGCACCTCTTTATCGAAGGCGTAGGGGATTGGGACCGGCTTGATTTCGAGAAACTCTCCACTCGTCGGATCTTTCACGCGAACCGGAGGCAACGTCTCTTCTTGCCCGGGATAGCACCAGTACCGCCACCAATGGCGCTTGAGGATACCCCCCTCGGCTGGGGCTGGACGCTGTTGAAGCTGGGCTGCCGCTCCAAACTCCTTCAGATCCTTCTTAAGCTGTTGAATCTCTGACTTCCCGAACCGATCCTTCCACAGCGGTTCCCCTTCGACCGTGCGAGGATCTTTGTCCCAATGAAAGACACAGCCGGTCACAATACACTTCCCGCCTTCGTACTCAGCCGGCAAATTCAGGTGCGTCCATCCGCCTTGCTCAAGTAGGTGTCCTGATAGGTCATGCTCATGCACCCGCTGCATGACGACAATCCGGCGCCGCTTCCGAGGGTTGTTGATTCTGGTACTCATCACGCTCGCCCACCAGTCAATGGCCCCTTCCCGCATCACATCACTCTCCCGCTCTTCCACATTATGCGGATCGTCCACTACGATGATATCCCCGCCTTCTCCAGTATTGGACCCGCCTACCGACGTGGCCATACGGTAGCCGCTCTTATTGTTCTCGAATTTCAGCTTTTGATTCTGATCTGACGTGAGTTCAAACACGTGCCCCCACCGGGCTTTATACCAGGGCGATTCAATCAACCGGCGCATCTTGACGCTATCCCGAATTGAGAGGCTTTGGGCATAAGAGGAATACAACCACCGCAACGAGGGCTCTACGGTCCACACGAAAGCCGGAAACATGACGGAGACTTCTATGGACTTCATATGTCTCGGTGGCATGTTAATCAGGAGGTCATTGATCTGACATTTCCAGACCGCCTCTAAGTGCTCGGCCATCACATCCAGGTGCCAGTTATGGATGTAGGTCGTCGCCGGCTCAATGATCGACCAGGCGATCTGCGTGAACCCCTTGAGGCCCCAGCGCCGTACAATCTCCAGGTCATCAAGGATCTGTAACTCCTGGTCGGTCGCGTCGTCTTGGGAGATCATGACTCCTCCACCATCGCCTTCCGTCTCAGCCTCAAATGTTCCTTGAATTCTGGGTCCGTGAGCTTCGAGAGATCGTACCGTGAACCCTGCCGCTTCTCGGTGGGCTTCTCTTTCGGGATGTCGCCGGCTAGTTTCGAGTACTCCATGATGGCCCGGACCTTATCGATGAATCGGACTTTCGTAATGAACGACACCGGATCAACCTCAAACCCCGCAATACACCGCCGTACATGCTCCGGCATTTCTCGAATGCCCTTGAGTTGGTTCAAGTCGTCGAAACAATCGATCGGATCCAGCGTGGCGGCATGGGACAACTCTTCCATGCGTCGACTCAGGGCCATGAGCGCGTGAGGTGTAGGAGCCGGCAGAACGGTCGGAACGGCAGCCACAGACTGCACGGCTAGGGAAATCGCTAGGGCGATGTCCTTGTTTTTTAGCAACTTCTGCGCCTCGACCGAAATCGCTTTTTTGCTCATCCCTTTTGCGTTGAATGACATCTTGTAGGCTTCTGATGGGTTAAACCCTGCCAACATCGCATCACGAAAGGCGGCTCGCTGCTTCGTGAGCGTGCCCTTGCGTGGCTTCACTTCAACGCCTCCGCTTTCGCTGCCCGAATCCGATCAAAGACTTGCTCCATGAAATGCCCGAGTCTCCCAAATAGCGCCCCCAAATGATGGGCGTTCGTACAGTCACACTGCAACACATGATCCGCTGCCTCATAGCCTTGCGTGACATCGGTTCGAGTCAGGTAGGCCACAGTGCGTTCGTCGGTGGGCAAGGCATTGACTAACCACCCACACCCTGAGGCTGTGCGTATCCCTCTCGATGCCATCAAGAGTCCAATCGCCGTAATGCTCTCCAGATCATACCCGCGCTGCATCAGGGTCCGTGTGAAATCATCCGCCATGAGATAGCGGTTTAGAATGTGCGGAGGTAGTGAGGATGTATCAGGGGTAGTCATATCGACTAGAGCGACACTATACCCGAATGGCTGCATTTGCGCAAATGAGGCACGGCTCAAATTATTTTCGAGAGGGGGCTTGACAACTTCCTTGGGCTACTATACGATACGCCTATGAGATACGTTGATAACATCACTCATCAAGGAGGCATCATGGAACACTGCACAACGAGAGAGCGAGCCTTTTTCTTCGCCTGGTGCAACAAGACTGAAATCGATCGAGTCTGCACGGCGTGCGAATCGATCGTGCTTGGAGAGTCCTGCATCCATTGCCAGCGGAGAGCGGAGAAGAAAGCGGAGTCACTAAAGAGGTTCCTGGAGTCTCGGCAGGCATGACCAACACACCACACCAGGAGGACAGCATGATGACAGGTAAACGTATCGAAGAATCAATGACCGCGCATTTCAGCTTGAAGCGAGCGTGGGCTGAGTTCAAAGATAAAGACTGTGTGGACTCGTACCATAATGCCTTAACACTACTCCAAGCCTGCAAGGAGCGGATGGAAGCCGCTGGAAGGAGGACAGCATGACGACGAAAGAAACGGTTCATGAAGTGTTGCCCGAAGGTGAAAGCACAGCAAAATGGGCCTTTCGTGAACTTGGATTCATGGGCTCAATCAAGCAGCTCACACATTGCGCTCGTTGCGGTGAGCCATTACCACCAAAGGGCGTACATGAGCCTCGTCATTATCGAGATACATTCAAGCCAACTTTTCATTGCATCTGTGATGATTGTAATGATGCGTTGCCAGATTAGCCTAACCACACACCAACCAAGGGGGAGAGGATGATGAGCAAGCACAAACCTGAAGCGATAGCGGCTCTCAAGACTGATGCCCAGCGTCAGTTTGTGGTGAATCTGTGTAGGACGTACTACGACGAAGGGGTAAAAGATGGCAGAGGAGAGCAGGAAGCCCTGGTACAAGCCTTGG